GATTTTAATCCTTCTATGTTTGTAGAAGCAATTGGGTTTGTACCAGTAAAGGCTGCTTGTACTCTGTCTAAAGATAATATCGCTGGAAATAAAAAGTTGTCATAAATTTTTTGAGCAACAGATTTTGGAGCTTTATAATTACTTGCCATGTGTCCAGCAGGCAAACGTCTGCGGCCTGATCTTCTATCTGATGAAGATTCCATTTTTTGTTTTAGGGCAGCTGATACAGAGCCCATTGATGACATTCCTAAACTATGTGGGGCGCCTGAATGAGTATGTCCTACTGGTCCGCCAGCATGGAACATTAGCGGTCCTAAACCGTAAGCACCATTACCAATGCCACCCGTAGAGGCGCCAGAGCCTGCAAGACGCATAGGGTCTCTGTCTATGCCCATTCCTGGGCTTGCAAATGGCTTGCGTGGCTGCTCAAGCATCTGATGCATGTAGTCTGAATGCTGTGGGACCGAACCGCTAAATTTAAGTCCTGGTATTTCTGTTCCGCCCCAAATATCCATGCCTGGGCTGCGTGGCCCAATAAATCTTGAAAGTTCTCCCCAATATTGACCGAAAGGATTACCTATAGGTCTTCCAGATCTAGAGTAAGGAACACCTGGCTTTCTTTGTCTTGGTACTGTTAGTGGACCCTTAATCCAATTTCCAGAATCAGTTAAGCTGTTTACAACTTTTCCACCTTCTGCAAACTTCTTTATGTTTACCTTTGTACCTGAAAAAATTCTTGATCCGCCCATGTACTTTGGATCATTTAGCTGTGGATTCATTTCCATTAATTGCTTGACGCTAATACCATACTTTGCAGCAATTGCAGATAATGTATCTCCTCTGCCTACTGTGTATCTATCATTTTCATAATCTGACTTAGCATCATCTGCGCTGTAATATTCTGGTGTGCCATATCCATACTTAATAGTATCTACTGGCTTATATGAAGGTCTTCCAAATCCTACAACTGGAGCATTCTTCATATTGTATTGTCTTACTTTTGCATGTACTCCGCCGCCGCTTCTTTGACTTCCAGAACCTGATGTATTTCCTTCTATAGTTGAAACTGCATTGCTACTTAAAACATTTCTTACTAACCCTACGTGAGAAATTCTATTAACGCCATCTCCTGGGAAATCCATGAAAGCTAGATCTCCACGCTTTGGATTCATCTTTGTCCACTTGCCACTCTTCATAAATGACTGAGCTCCACCAGGAGTCCAAATCATGCTTGCTAAATCTACCCCAGCATTTTTTGCTGCCCAATTTATGAATGCTCCGCACCATGCTATGTATCTGCTCTGCAGATCATAAGCCTTTTGTGCAAATCTACCAAATATAGTGTCGTTGTTCTTTCCTTCTTTATATCCAAGCATAGACTCAGCTGCTTTAATCATTGAGTCTACTGTGCCTAGAGTGCTTTCTTTTCCGCCTCTCATCTTACTTACTTTTCCGCCATTTGCAAATCTACCAGCATTTAAATCATGAAGGAATGATGGACCAAATTCTTTTTCAGCTTTTTTAACTGAGTCTGCTTTTATTACCCACTCACCGTCTGAAAGCATTGCAGGAATTGAATCAGATGTTGAAGTTCCTGGACCACTTACATTTCCTCCGCCATCATAATTAGTTGCATAGCCGCCCATAGCAAGTTTTCGGGCTCTTGATGGGAATATCTTTGCATCATATCCAGACTCAACAACATATTTAACTCCATCAACTTCAAAATATTTACCCTTTTGATATTTATTTGTATTAATAATATATGTCAGCCCTGCTTTAGTTATTGTTCCATCTTTAGACTTTAGTGGTGCTGCTTCTGCGGCAGTTGTTCCCCCTGGTGCAACTTTAGGAAGAGTTGCGGCGTTAACCTTAAATGGATCCTCTTTTGTTCCACTTCCAGTTCCTGATGTCGCTCCAGCAAATTTATCTACTGCAAGAATAAACTTATCTACAGCTGATGCAAATGCTACATTTTTATTATCATTTACTGCCTTTGCTAAAGCCTGTGCAAGCTGAAGTTCTGGAGACATAGCAACTGGCTTGCCACCAGCTTGTGAAGGAGGCTGGTTAATTGCAGGATAGTTGCTAAGCATTTCATCTGCAGCTTTTTTAATTGATCCGCCAGCTTCTCTCATTTCATTAAAGATTTGAATTAGAAGCTTTTCGTCTGACTTAGAGAAGTTGCCTCCTGGATTTCTTGTTACAATATCATTTATTCTTGCTCTAAAGTCAGCAATAGTGGCAAGGTCTGCAGACTTTTTAGCAGCTGCTGAGCCTGCTGTGGCGTTATTGTCTGCTGCATCATCTATTATTTTTTGCAATCTTTCAATTTCTTTATTTTGTTGCTCAATGCGCTTTTCATAATCATTTGTAATTGATTCTCTTGTAATCTGTCTTTGTCTATCTTCTTGCAATTTCTTTATGTTAAGTTGAGATTGAGCAGCAGCAGCAAGATCACCAGCAGCCAAGAACTCCTGATATCTTATCTGCTCTTCCTTTAAAGATTTAGCAAAGTCGGCTTCAGCCTGCTGAACATCCAAAAGCTTTAATCTAGTATTTCTTTCTTTTTCTAACTGATTTATAACCTTCTGGATTGACTTTATTTTATCCTTGTAATAATCGGCATCAAACTTTGCAGCAGCCTTTTGAGCCTTAATTGCATTTTCAGAGGCTTTCTTTGCTGCATCATAAAGTTTTGCTAAAGCAGAGAGGGGGTTATTTGAATCTGTTGATGAAGTTACTTCATTTAAAGCACCTTGGTATGCAGCAAGTTGTCTGGCAAATTCTACAGCTTCCTTTCCAGTCATAGCTGCAATATTTATTTTATCTGCTAAACCAGCTGCGTATATCGCTGTTTTTGCATAAATACTTTGAAGGGTTTCTCCATTTTTTAATATAGTTGCATAAACTAAATTTTGTTGTTTAAGACCATCTAAAGTCTTTTTATCTATTTCATTTGTTGCGCCTTTTATTTTTCCTATTTCATCCAGGGTCTGCTTAAGTGCATCAGCTTCTGTTAATTCTGTTTTACCATCTTCTCCGCCTTTTGATCCAACCAAAGAATCTTGGTAGGTAGAAAGAACATTAATCATATTCTCTACACCAGTATTTAGCTCTTCTAAGAATCCCTTACTTGTGCTACCGTTCATTGCTACTATTGCATTTGAAACCATTTTAACTGATGCTGCGGCAGCAGATGCTCTGTCTGTAATTTGTTTAAATGAATCAGAAGATATTGCTGAAACTGACTGACCTGATTTATTTGATGCAGCAATTAAAGCATAAATTTTATTTGTTGCTTGTTGCACAGACATTCCCATAGATACATATTGAGACTTAAGCGATGTAGCTAATTGATTAACCTTAGATGAATCTATATTATTAAACGCTGCTAAAGTTTCTGGCATTTCTTTTTTAACTCTAGCAGTTTCTTCTCTTAATTCTTTAATTGTAAAAGTTAATCCACTTATACCAGTTTTTGTATTTGAGTCATACGATGCACTTGCTTTAGCACGCTGCAAATCTAGCTGAGCATTTATATCTTTTAATCTAGTAGATAGGTCTTTGTACTTTCCAGAAAGACCCGCCTCTCCTAAAGTTTTTTCATTAGCTCCAAATGCTAGTCTATTTGCCTTACCAGCATCTTCATACTTTTTCTTTAGATCTAATAATACTTTTCCTAAAGCTATTGCAGATGTTACTGCTAATCCAAACCCAGCAAACTTCATAACTTTTGATAATGTAAGTGTTCCTTTTATTAAAAATGGCAAAATTGATGCTACTTGTCCTAACATAGAGCCAATCATAAAGCCCGTGTTTCCACCCATGGCTTGTCCAGCCACCCCTCCGCCAACTGCTGTTGCCATGCTAAATACTTGAGCTTTAGCTCCGTATGGATTTATCCCTGACGAACCTTTTGTTATTGGAGTCATTCCCATTTGAGTTGCTAAAGGAGTTTCGTATCCAGGCATAGTAGGAATAGCAGGAAGTCCATATCCTGTTCTGTTCTTAACAATATCTCCGCCTGGAATTATTCCGCCTGAATTTCTAGGAACAAATATTTCTGGTCCATTTTCTCCAACAAGGTAAGGTCTGTTTGCATTAACTGGACCACCCATGGCACGTGTACCGTCAACAACTGTTTCTAATTTTAATGTTCCATTTTCATATCCAACTACTCTAAACTTTCCACCAAAAATAGATTCTTGTTCTGATCTTGAGTTATGTCCAGCTACCTTTTGTCCAAATGGCGCTGAGAATTTTGCATCTGGGAATATGTCAGAAGCTGGAACAACATTTCTATTTTTTACAGATGCCTCTATAAGTATTGATGAACCATCTTTAGATGCTCCATGTCCTGGTGCAAATAGGGAAGCAATATCTCTTTTTTTGCTCCATGATGAACGGCGCATAATAAATTCTTGACCAATGAGTCCAGATGGGTCTCCACTTAATCTTGCCTGATCAATTGCCTCTATAATATTTTGAGGAAGAGGGTTTGCTCTATTTTTGCTTAGCTTTATTCCTCTATAAAGAGTTCCGCTAAACTTTCTAGACAACTTCTTCATTAATTCTGTAGCGCCTGGAGTCTGTAATATTCCATAGTTACCAGCCATGTATTGACGAAGTATATACTTCCCACGCTCTTCTTCAGATCCAATTGGGAACTGTGGCATAACATTTTGTCTTGCGAATCTATCGTCTTGATAAATTACTTCTCTTGTCCACTCATAATCATCTTGTCTATCTTTTGGAACCATGGGTCTACCAATTTGGAGTGGACCATGAAGTGGATCTTGATTTCCTAATGTGTATTGATACCCTGGCATTCTAAAGCGTTCTTGTGGCTTCCACCTTGCAGTTAATCTGGCAATTGCACTAGATGCTAATGATGGAACTCCATAGCCGTATCTTCCTCTTTGTATATTGCCTCCTGGAATCATTCCTCCAAGATTTGCAGCAAACGGTGTGGCTGATGAATTTCTGGAGAATCTGGTCATTGCTCCAATTTCTGCAGAGTTTACTAGTTGTCCCCACATGGCTTCATTCATTAAGCCATTTCTTCTTTCTACGAGAGCATTTAGTCTGCTAGCTGCGAGCTCTGCAACTTGTTGTGCTTGAGCCTCTGGAACACCAATATCTTTTAGTTTTCCTAAAAGACTTTGCATGTCTTGCCAGCCTACTTCTCTCCATGAATCTTTCCAGCCTTTTCCATCTGAAGTTCTTGCTGGAGATCCGTCGCCCTTAATTCTTTGATTAAATTTTGAAGTGTTTTTTACCCATGTAGTTGACAATGCAGTAAGTGTTGATAATTTACTGCCTTGAGGTACTGATACGCCTAAAGATCTTAGTACTGATACTGGAATCTGATCTTCTGGACCGTACCCTAAAGATTCAAGTCTTCTTACAAATGCAGGAGGAAAAGCATGAACTAATACATCTCCCCTTTTTGTTGGAGTAATTCCATATCTCTTATTAGTCTCATCAGAATAAATTGCACTAGATCTTGAACGTGCTGAAGAATATTGTATAGAACCTGATCCTGGCTCTGAAACAGATTGTGTATTAGAACCAGTTGTATCCCATCTATTTCTGCTAGCTCTCCAGTATCTTGTTCCTGGAGATCTACCTCCTCCTATCATGGAAGATCTAGCTAAATAGTTGGCGATTAAAGATGCTGGATTTAGACCGTAGTTCTTTTTATTTCTAGATACATCTCCACCAAATGCGTATCCGTTATTTGCTGCGTCAACTGCAGCGTATAGCTCTGGGTCTCTGTGTATTCCTGGTCCAAAAATTGTTTCTTTTGGCGTTAGCATAGCCTTCATTGTAGATCCGCTATTGCTAAATGTTGAAGGTGCTGCGTCGACTAAATCTTTATTACGAGGATCTAATGAAGCACCTTGATTTAAAACATATCCACCTAAAGGAACATTTCCAAATCTGTCATCATAGTTAATAGATGACGGACCAGATACCACTGTCTTGTTTGGACCAAAGCTTTCAACGTCTCCACCTACATTAAATCTTTTTGGTCTTGTTGTTTCAATACTATAAGGAGCACCATATGTTTTAACTCCAAGTACTCTGGCAATAGAATTAAATAATGTTCTTGTTCTGCCTGGACGAGTAAGCTCTTTCATATTTGCTTTACCAGTAACGGGATCAAACGCTGGTTGGTCTACGAGGGGTAGCTGTGTTAAGTTTATTGTTCTTCCTTGTGCAGTAGCAACTTCTGTTGCTGCCTGCCCCATCATCATTTCAATCTGTCTATTTAAAGCAACAACTCTTGCTCTTGCTTGATCAACAGTTATTTTTGATGCTTGCAGCTGTGCAACAATTTCAGCAGATTCTGTTGCAGCTAAAGTTGTTATTCTTGACATTTGAGGAAGAAGGGCTTGGTATGAATCTGATAATGAAGTTGTAATTAATCCCGTTGCTGCAACTTCACGCTTTAGTAAAGCAATTTCTGCTTCCGACTGCATTGCAAGTGCGCCAGTCATTGCGTGCCACTTTGCTGCTTCTCCTGCAACTATTCCAGTAGAAACACCCTTTATTGCAGATACTCCAGCAACCTTTGGCAGGTCTGAGCTCATGTACATCTGCGGATTATTGCTAATCGCATTGTTTACTTTAGGTGCTCCTGGAACAATTCCAAATATAGTCTGGGCTTCTCTTTCAGCTGGAGTCATAGCTGAAACAGGATTTGGGTGAGAATAAGCTCTTGTATCCTTTGGAGAGATGTATCTACTTGTAGGATCTACTTCTCTTATAGCTGTGCCAGTCATAACAACTTGACCAGCAACAGTTGAAATTGTAGGAGCTGCGCTTACGCCAGAATTTGCTCTTGCCTGCAATATTCTAAATTCTTCATTTAAGTTATGTAGTGCTGTAGATAAAACCGTAGCTGCTTTTGCATCACTATAGAATGTTGTTTCTAATAGGTTACCAGCTTTGTTGGCAGCTAAAATTTCTGGAGTTAATAATTTCCATCCTTCTCCGCCTTTAAATAACGCTCTAAAGTGTGCAGCACCTTTAACAACATACCCAAGGAAGTTTGCAAGCACACCAGTTAACATAATTATTGGGCCAGTTAATGCTGTAAATCCTGCCGCAAATGTTAATAGTTTTTTGATTGGGTCTGGCAGCTTGTTAGCAAATTGAACTACCTTGTCGATAATATTTATAAAGAATGTTCCGATGTTTAAGAACTGCTCTCCTACTCCAGCTAAGCTGGCCTTTAAAGATTCTAACGCTCTCTTATATCTACCAGATGCAGACTCTGTAATCTGAGTTAATTCTCGGTTAGCAATATTGGCTAAATCCTGTGTACTAGTTTTCATTAAGTCTAGTACTTGCAATGTCTGACTTCCTTCTTTACCTAAGTTTTCAAATAAAGCAGATAGTCTTGCAAACTGAAATTTTCCAAAAAGCTGCTCAATTGCTTTTGATTTACTTAATGGGTCAAGTTTGTCTAGAGCAGATTGAAGCTCTAACATCATTCCAGTTAAATTGCCAGCATTTGAAGTAACTATATTTTCAAGATCTATTCCAAATCCTTGGAACATTTCTTTAGCTACCTTAGTTGGGTTAATAAGGGATGCTAATGAGGACTTAATTGCATTTGCGCCTTCAGATGCATTTACTCCGCCCTCTTTCATTGCAGTTAGATATAATGCTAAATCTTGAACTGAGCCGCCAAGACTTTGAATTACTGGTCCTGCTTTTGGAATCGCTTCCACTAAATCGGCAAGGGACGTGGATGTTTGGTTTTCAACTGCGTTTAAAAAGTTAATTGATTCAGAGAGTTCTGTTGTGTTTTGCTTAAATGCTGTCTGAATTGCAAGAGTGGCTTTCATTGCTTCTTGCCTATCAACTTCACCAAGTATGGAAAGTCTTGTAGTTTCTTGAGTTGATCTGATTAGATCATCTCCCTGCTTTCCTGTTGCAGCAATATCCGCAGCTAGTGCGATTGTTTCTTTGTAAGAAGCTCCGTAAGCAGCTGCTAATTCTCTTGCTGTGGCAGAAACTTCTTTTCTTACTTTTGCTAACTCTGTTGCAGAAGTTTGTGCTACCCCACCATAAACTTTTGTTAATCTTACAAGTTGCTCGTCTGCTTCTCTAAATGCTTTTGATGCAGCAATCCCAAAAGCTGTTATTGGTACAGTTAGTCCTACAGTTAACTGGCGTCCTGCCCACTGAGTATTTTTACCCCAGTTAATTAGTTGGACTCCGCCATCTTGAATAACTTTATTAAATATCTGCATCTCTTGCTTGAGAAGAGCTGTTCTATTTTTAGTAGCATCCAGACCTCTTGGTATCTGAACGTTAAACTGCATTAAGCCTTCGGCATTTCTACCTAGGGGCTGAAGTATTGCATTTTGTAATTGAACTTGCTGTCTTGCTAACTCCCTAATCATTCCACCAGAAGTTCTAGTGTGATCTTGGAATGTTCTATAGTAATCTTTAAGCTTAAGTCTTCCCTGATCTAAGTTTTTACCAAATTTTTCTACATCAGAAGAAAGACTTACGAAGTGGGTTGAGAACTGACCAGTGCTTCTAAGTGTTGCTGAAAAGCCTTGCTGTATCTTTGCTGCATCCATCGCAAGTGCTTTGTTCGTTGTTGCTAAAGCACCTTTTAATTGAGCGAGCTCTGCCGTAGCCTTTTGCACATTAGCAATAAGACTTGAGAAATTAGCATTAGCTACTATATTCGTAACTATTGTCTCATTGGCCATATATTATATGTTACCCCACTTCGTATCCCAAACCTGCTCCGATTCCAAATCCATTCTCTGCGGCAATTGATCCTTGTAGTGAAACAACATCGTCACCACTTGCATTTATTCCTAGAGCTCTTCTTTGAATATCTTCAAAAGTTGGGCCTTCTTTTTCTTCTTCGGATTCAAGGTTGATACCTTGAAGTCCTGCTAAGAATTTTCTTTCTTTTTCTTCTTTCTTATTCATTGATTGCAAGGTTTGAATAAGTTCTGGCATTGAAAGGTTTTCTTCTAGCTGCTCATAGTTTTTCCAATGACCTAGAAGAAAAACCTCTCCAAGTAAAGCGGCTAAATCTAGTTCTGACCAGCCAGAACCGCTGCCGCTAGAAGGTTTGGGTCATCCATCTTTATCCCACCACATACTTCTAGAATACGATTAATTGTAGGAACATCTAATGCATCTTCTAGTGCATCTCTATCTGCTACCAACTCTGGTAACTGCTTTTCTAATGCTACTGCACATGCATCAATAAGGATGTCTAATGTCTCATCTTCTGATGTTGTATTTGCTGTTTTTTGAATAGCGATCATAAACTTGCGAAGCTCTTTAATTGTTAAAGGCTTTAGCTTTACGGTTGCGCCATTTTGTAGTTGAATTTCTTCTACGTCATAGATTGTAGTTGCCAATTTATCCTCCTAGGATTGTCTTAATTATTATAACAAAACACCTTTACTAATACAAGCAGAAAGCCCCCATTTCTGGGGGCCTTCCAATTAATTTAAATTAATTAAATTATTATGCTGGTGTCCAAGTACGGTCAATAATCTTACCGTATTCCTGTCCTGCGTATGCAGAATCTCCTGATGGGAGAAGACGGAATGTTACTGGGAATGTTGATGCTGCGTTACGAGCAAGTGAGAATTGTGACTGCTGTACAGACAAAACTCTACGTGCATAATAAACACGCTCTGAAGTTGCGCTTGATGTAGTTGGTGCTTGACCTACTGCAATAAGCTGGCGCTCTGTTGGAGCTGATCCAAGAGCACCTGCCTCAAGTCCTAGAACTCCACTATTTAGTGTTGACTTTCCTTGGCCGAATACAACTAGAATATTTTCTAGAGTACCTTCTGCCATTTCTGTTGCAATCATAACTTCCATTGACTCCTTGAACAGCTTTGCTGTGTCAAGAAGCTGATCTACTGTTACTGAACCGTATGATGGGTTGTAAGTAATCTGAAGACCATTGTTTGTGTAACCTACGTTACGGTATGCTGCTGCATCTGTTCCACCTGCTGCATTAGTATCTAATGCATTTAGTGTTGGAATATATGATGTACCTGTGTTGAAAGCTGGTACCTTTGTAGATGGCTTGACTGCGCCACTTGCAGCTGTTCCTGCTCTTGCAACTCCTGGCTCCATGTTATCTACATAACCTGCTGCTGTTGAGTCGTCTACTGAAAGAAATAGTGGTGAAGCACCAACTAGAATATTCTTGGCATTACCTGTGTTTTGTGCCATAATTTAAAACCTCCTGTTTATAATATCAATATTAAATTGTAAAACATAATTTGGCTGGCTAGGCCAATTCCTCTAGATCCAATTTTAGTGTATAATGCCCCAAAAGGCAAACTAAATGAATCGACCAGAATTATCTGTTATTCTGGAATACTTTATTTCTAGGACTACGTCTGAAGACAAAAATCCCTGAATTTCCTCAGAGGGTGATGTTGGGGATATGTCAGCAACAAATATGTTGTGGAACTTAAATAGGTCTGATACTAGGTCTGAGTTTCTAACATCCCTTGCTGATTCATCCATTCTCCTAAACTCATCAATCATGAAGTTTCTTATCTCATTAATCTCTGAGATATCTGTTGAATATATGGTAAATAGAATTTGTTCACAGCATATTAGCCAATTGTCCTCATAAGACATTCCTATCTTGTCATAGACTATATGCTTCTTGCCGCTCAAGAATTGATTTAATTCCGCCGACTGCTGTACTGGAATTATAGGAATAATCTCTTTACCTATATTGTCTGAATAATAGTCACTGGCATCAAATATCTCGTAGTTTAAAAGCTGAGACCATAAAAACTTTCTTATCTCAGATGATGCATCTAATTTATAATTTGCCGTCATAGCATTGAACCTCCAAATGATGAAGCCAATGCAACGTCTGCTTGTGCCCTGACAGCATTTGGCGAAAATGAATATTGAACCTTTTTAATGTTTGCTGGAATTCCAAGCGCCTTTGACATTGCACCATTAAATATATTTTGAAAGCCAGATTTTTTAATTGATAAATTAACTAAATCGCTTTTAAAGAAATGTGCATATGCCATCTTAAAGGATCCAGTTGTAGCAGCCCCTCCAGGCCTTCTGACGACCACTGAAGCCCCTTTAGGCATAAAGACGGTATAACCATTAACCTCAAACACAAGGCGCTTAGAAGCCTTTGGAGAGATTGTTATGGGGTTTCCTAATTCCATTACAAAAGCTTTGTTTGCAAATACATAGGAGTTCTTAGATCTTTTATCTTTAGGAACTTTAGTTTTTGAAAGCTTAAAATCATATCCTATTCTAAAGGATAGTCCGTCTGAACCCATTCTATTTAATTTAAATAGTCTTGCAGATTCTTGCCCTGTTTTTTTCCATTCATAAACATGGTGAAAGGACTTGGGCTTTGTTCTTGCCTTAGCATCTATATAATTACCAAAATCTTTATCTATCTGATTATAGATCATTGTTTGAAATTTATTCTTAAATCCAGTATTACTCATAAGCTTTGCTATTACATTTGATTGATAATATAAAGCAGCAGATATTTGTGCAACAGTTGTATCTTGTAAGTTTGTACCTACAGTGCCAACCATTAATTTTTCTAGTCCGCTTGCGGCTTGAAGTAGAGCAACATTAGATTCCAATTGTCTGATTCTCCGACCTTAGAGCCATAGAGTTGTATCCAATAACCTTTCCGAATGGGTCGGTTATAGGTGTCGTGCCAGATATCTCAAACACAGTTGGAGTGTTGGAAGGGAAATTTATTTCTGTCCATATTGGGTTATTTTTGTTATCCCTAATGTTAGTTATTTTCTCTCTCGAAGTAAGTCTTTCAGATGTTCTAATTTGTATGACCTGTTCGTTAGAATATTTGTTATTAAAAACCTGTTTATCTCCAGACCTAGAGGTACTTGAGTTTGATATAATTCCTTTTGCATGGCACTGTAGTGTTTTATAAAAATGCCATTCTTTTTTTATAGCCCCAGTATCTGGATCCTGCTCGTCAAATTGTCTGTATACATCTAATTTCATCAAAAGAACTGCATCTATAATTCCTTGCATCTTATATTACCATTGCCTGACTAATAACATAATCTGATAAAAGCTTGTCTGCATAAGAGCATCCAGTGCCAGTATAAATATCAGAAGAGTAATCAAACTTCCAGTCAAATGTTTGAACTGACTTTAAATACTGATCTTTCCAATGCCTATCTTTATCAAAAAAGTGTCCCATGAGCTGTATGCATGCTTGCTCAACTTCATCTGGAACCCTAGCCCAACCAAATCTTCCAGAAACTCTATATCTTGAGTTGTTTTTAAATGCCCCATTAAATGAAATATCGTTTACCGTAGGTGGAACCATTCCATTTGCAGTGTATACAGTGTTGTCAGTCATAAGAGCAGTATCAACTCTTATTCCAAATCCGCTTTCTGAAACTACTGTAGAAAGGCCCCAATTATTTATTTGATTAAGATTATCTACCAGAAGGTAGTCTTCTACATGCAGTGTGTAAAGGTTATGGATTTTTGCTGGTAGCGGTAAAGAATAAGATCCAGAACCATAAGCCACTTCTGTTGAGTAGTAAAGATAAAATTTTTGTCCGCAATAATTTTCGATTATTTTTCTAGCATACTTCTCTGCCATTTGAAGATCATGATATGTTTTATATTCAGGATCAGATTGGTCTGTTCCAAAATTTAAATCCTCAATAGCCTCTGCTAGGTTGGCGTATGGTGTAACTACATCAGCATAAGATATATGATAAGAGCTTATTCCATTAACTACATATCTCCAAACCATTTTAAACTTTCTATTTCTATCGGTATATGGCGTTGGTAAAACTATTTGATATGAACCAAAATCATTGTCTAGTTTTGTAGCCGTAAGATTTAAAAGAAGGGTAGTTTCATCAATGGCGGGGAATACCAATGGGTCTTCAGTAATATCGTAGACTTCAACAGAAACATTTCCGTCTGGGTCTACAATTTCACCTGCCCAAAATATTTTAGTTTTAATTGGTGCATTACTATTAACATAAATCTCTGCCATATTACATAGGGCTTAGTTGTAGTACTCTTGAACTTCCTTTGGAGTAGCTAATCTAAAACCCTCCTCCTTATCAAAAATTTCTTGTGCTGTCTTTGGATCCATTGCCACAAAAGGATGTTCCTTTGTAAATGTGTGACCTTGAATATCGTATCTGAAGTTAGCTCTTGTCATTCTAACAAGTACGTCGTCTTCATCTAGCTCTTTCTTTGAATCAAATCTAGGCAAGACTTCAATCTCTTCTGAATCCTCTTCAATATCTTTAATTGTCTTCTGGTACACTGACCATGTGACGCCTTCTTCTGTGAAAGCTGCAATTATATCGTTTTTATTTTTTAAACCTTCTGTATCAACGCCGAAATCTTCGGCGATTTTCTTTAACTCAGATACCTTTAATGTATCAAATGACATAAAATCTCCTTAGTCTAAGTTATTTAATTATAGCATTAGTCAATTAAAATGAAAAGCCCCTAAAATTAATTAGGGGCCTTTCTTGCAAGTCTTCTTAATAAATTAAATTATGAAGCGACTTTAACGTTCTTAACTACAACCCAAGCATCTGCTTGCTCGATCTGGACGCCAACACGAGTATACATTGTGTACTCGATTGAGTCCTTACGTGGCCAGAAGAATCGGTATACAGTTACGTCACGCTTAACACCAATAACAACGTTATTTGGGAATGTTAAGTGGATATCACCGTGTGAACCTGATGCTGCTGAATAGTCACCAGTCTGTGTCTCTGGTAGCAGTGGAACTTCAACGATTGGAATACCAAATGCGTATGGAGCTACATATCCTGCTGGACCTGAAACTGGAGCAACCTCACCACGGATGATGCCTGAAGCAATATCCTGTGGGTTGACGTTCTGGATGTTTTGTGATGTTGAGTATAAGTAATCCTGAATCAAGTTTGAACCTGAAAGGAAGCGAAGATCTGTTCTGCGCTGCTTGTACTTACGTGGGAGTGCCTTAAGAGCTGAGTTAAATACTGCACGAGAGATACCAGCACCTGCTGCGTCTACTACGTGTGCATCTGACTTTGCCTTCTTTACAACGCCATCAAATGCCTTGTATAGGTTATCTGATGATAGTGATGTATTTCCGTTAAGGACTACATCTTCAATGTCATTACCTGCCTGTGTTGCCATCATGCGTGCAATGTGATCTTCTAGATCTGGACCTTCAATGTTGTCTTCTAGAGACTCTGTTGAAAGCTCCCAATCCAAGCGAAGCTTCTTTGTTGTAAGAGAGATCTTTGAGAATGTCACTGCTGCGTTAGCTGCTGTGTTATCTCCTTCTGTTGCGAGCTTCATAAGCTTCTC